TTTATTATTTTTTTTCATAAATATAATCTCCAGTTTATAATATAATTTGATCATTTATATAAACATTACATTTAATAATGTTTAATTCTTTAGTTTTTAATAATAAATGCTGTATTAATTGTAATTGCCTAGATGTACCTTTATTATAATTTATACCTAAATCGTCCTTTTTTAATTCTAACATATTTACAAGATCTAAATATTTAATGTTTACTCTTTTAGCAATATAGCCGTTATTTTTAGGTATATTAACAATATATCGAAAGTTAATATCATTAATATTATTATTGTATTGATACATAATTACTCCATTTCTTTTAATAGTTTTTTTAAATTGTTTAAATGATTAATATCACGTTCGTTAAATACTGGTGCTTGTAAATATATTTTACGTTCTAATTTATTTATAGTATTTATTAATTTACTTTTATCTAACATATTACATCCTTTATTTAATTATGAATTACAAAGCCAGTATTATCTTTTTTTGCTGAACCTTTAGCAATTAAACCTATAATCACGTTTTTAGGATCTAAAAATCGCAAATCTGTATTATCACCATTAAATACTTTGAAACCCTTGTAAGTTTTAGGCAATTTACCAGAAAATACAAACGCTGAATTATAGCCGTTTAATAAGTAAGATAAAGCAATATTTTCATTATTTTCAGATCTAGAAAAGGTTAAATGATAGTTACTAATATTTAATGCTTTTTTACGTTGTTTTATATTGTGCTTTGTATAGTCGTAAAAAGTAATATTATTAAATAAATCAAATATATTACAAGTTTCATTATTTAATACATTAACATTTAATTTATCTATATTGTTTAATATGTATTTATCATTTAATAAAGTTTTTATATCTATTTTAATTAATTCAAATATGATGTCACTAGTGCCATTTAACCTTACAACTGGAATTAATTTTTTATTCTCAGCCTTTATAATTAATCTTATAATACTTTTAACAAGATCAAACATAAAACCGTTTTTATTTTCTATAAAATATCTAGATTTATTATATCTTGCTTTTTGTACACTATTAAAGGCACCACGTCCAGCCGTATTCAAGCAACTAGAAATACATCCAGCACTAGCACTAGCACAAAAATTTTTACCACTTTCATTTGCTGGTGATAAATACAAGATACCAGTTAAATATCCTTTTTTAGTACCTTTAGAAGTTTTATAGTCTGAATTGATTGATAGTAATTGATTATATTTATTCATTTTATTTGATCCTTTGTTTTTGATAGTGCTATCGCACACGTTAATTAAATTATATTTAAACATATCTAATATTATTAATTAATTTACAATTATGCAAATACTTTTTTAATATTTATTTAGTTTATCGAAGAGAAAAAAGATTTATTTTATTTTGTAATGTCATTTAAATGCGTAATATTGAGCCGGTTTAGATACATTTACTATATATATACATAATACAATTAATTAAGTATTTGGTTTTGGTTTTTGGTTTGGTTTTTAAATTTAATTGGTTATGGTTTTAAATTGTTAAAAACTGGTAAAATATATGATATATCCCTTTTTCCGTCTCATATAGTGATCACATTAACTACAATACCCTAAACAAGCAAGATTATTTGCTAGGCATAGTAACACTAGGGCAAAACGTATATTTGCCTAAAATAAGGTGTATGGGGGATAGGCACACGCAAAACCTTGTCAGATCCCTTTCCACAAAAAAAGTAGATTCTTTCTACCAAATCTCAAATAAAAAAAGTATTGCAAATTTCTACCAAAAATGTAGTAAATTAAGGTATGAATGATAAAATAGCAGAAAAAAAACCAGCCAAAGTCCTCGCAATCGAGTGTTTTGCACTAAATCCAGACATTACTACAAAAGAAGTCGCTGCTCAAGTAGGTGTTAGTCCTAGAACTATTACATACTGGCGTGAAGATCCTATGTTTATAGATAAGATATATGAAAGGTATATGACTGAGTTTGGTAGTCAGTTACCTGCTGTTATAAGTTCTATGGTAAGAGAGGCTAAGCACGGCAACGTACAGGCTGCTAGGCTTGTATTAGAACATAGTGGTAGATTAGTTAAGAACGTCAATATCACCATAGATAGTCCTTTTGAAAAGTTTTTAAAAGCAGAAGATGTGCAGGACGCTGAAGTAGTAGAGGTGTTTGAAGATGTAGAAATGCCTATGGACCTACCTGAAAGGATTAAACCTAAGACTGTTAAAGAGGAAAAGATTAAAATCAAAACTATTATAGATAGGGAAAAAAAGAAACTTACCTACAATGAGAAGCGTAAAGAGTGGTATAAGTGGAAGAAAAGAGCTAAAGCTGTAGGGATAGAACCATTACCTGCTAAGAAACCTACTAAAGGTCAAAGAAAAGAGTGGGAACAACGTATTATAGAAGCTGAGAACGCTACTTAACGTATTTTTTTAATACATACCTTAATACTACAAATATAACCATAACGCCAACAATACTTAAAAAGTCATTAACGTGGCTACCTGAATCGCTTTCAATACTACCTATAGGAGTTACAATGGTCATCTTTTTTGTTTGTTTAGTCATCTACGCCACCTTTTTCCATAATTCTTAAAAACTTGTCTTTTAATCCGTTACCTGATAGTCTTGCGATAATTTCTACTTGTGCTTTGAATATACCATTTAACTTCTTTTGTTCCATTTGTACTTTCTTTTGCTGATCTATCAGCTTAATAATAATACCTTCCAACCTCTTGAAGTCTTGGTCTAACTCTGTCATTAGAGTTTCTTGTATGAACCTGTTTTGTTTCCATATAAAGAATCCGAACGCTATGGTCATCGCTACTGGTATTCCAAATTGTTCCAATATTGTAAAAAAATCCATTATTCTCCATTAAGCTATTCCCATAAAGGGTATTGTATTACTTTCCATTAAATCGCACATTTGTTGATAAGTATCTTTTTCTATCTCTACTAAAGCATCTTCTTCTTTGTAAAATTGTCTTTCGTATTGTTCTTCTGTAAGGTCTTTAGCCATATACTCTATGAGTATGTTTAGCTTCTCGTGCATATTAATTACATTCTTTAAAAGGATTTCTATTTTTTCTTCTTCGCTCATTTTATCACCTTCTCATTGATTTATACAGTAATTTATTAAATTTTTTGTTAAATTCCTTGTATATTTTATCAACTAAAGAAGATGTTCCTCTTATTAGTAGTTTTCCTCTACTTTTTGCTACTATAAACTCTCTTTGTGGCACAGTAACGCTATGTCCATTAGGTTTTTTCCAAGTATACGAACTTTCTCTATGACTTCTGTATGGTATACCCTTATCTGTAGGTTTATTTGCAGTAATTCCTCTTTTGCTACCTTTTAAACTACCTGCTAAATTTCCTGTATCAAATAAAGGTCTTGCACTTGGGTCTTTTTTCTTTCTTGGGTTAGTATTAGGTAAAACTGGCTTTACTTTGCCGTCCATTATGAATTTTTTAGAAGTGTCAGCTACTTTGTGCGATAAACCCTCGTTGAGAGTTTCAAATAACTTATTACTCTCTAATTCTTTTAATGCTTTTTTAAAATTAATATTATACTTGACTTCTATCATCTTGTGGCTCTATTTGTGCTTCGTTTGCTTGTAATTTAGCATTTGCTTCTTCAATGGTTAAGTCTTTATTGTATTCTACCATTAACTCGGCTTTGTTTACAAGTCCTAAGTTAAGTCTGTGGTTGTCAAGTGCTATCTGATCTTGTACTGTCATTGGATATTCAGGCTCATTAAAGTCTAGTTTTAACGCTTCTGGCATAGCCAAACCTAATGATTGTGCTATTTTACGTTCTATATGGTATATTTCGTGCTCATATTGTGTAAAAAGAGCTAAATCGTCTTGATAATCTTCAAATCTTTCTAAATCTTTGATTTTTAAAGCAATACCACTAGGTGTTTCGCCACCATCTTGTGCAAATTGTACAAATAAATGGTTATTTTGTGCTACAAGCTCCATTTGGAACTTAACATTTTCTATAACCTTTTCAATATCTCCTGCTGGTGATTTAATGTCGTAATTTGCTTCACTTGGTAATTCTAGTATAACATCAGAACCAAATCGTTGTCTGTTACCTAAATCTGCACCAGTTACAACAGGTTGTCCAAACATTTGAAATCTTAAACCAAGTTGCATTTCTGTCATTGTGATGTTTATGTGTTCATTAGCGTTCATTATGTCATTTGCACCTTCAACGTAAAAACTATCACATTGATGTTCTCTGTGTGTAAATACAAATGGTATTGTACCATAATCGTGAGTACCTTCTTCCATAATAGTTCCAGATTCATCAAATATAAAATAACTTTCTGCGTTCCAATGTATGTATTGTGCACTATCAGTATTAGAAACATCGTCTGTATAATTCATTAGAGGGTATGAGATAGCAATAGGTCTAAATGGATCAGAACCAAAGAAAGGGTGAAAGTAATATACAGGCTGATAGTCAAAGTAAGGCATCTCGCCATCAACATATATAATTCTACACGCAATAGTTCCAAGTAAACGTGTCATTCTTTCAATGTGTTTCATTTTAGAATCTTTAAGTACAGTTAAGGAATCGTATTTTTCGTTTACGTTTCTATCTGCACCTACTGTATAAATCCTAGACATTTTGTTTATAAACTTTTTAGTTATGTTCGCCTCGTAAGGTGGAACTTCTCTAAATGCTTCTAGGTCAAACTTTTCTTGTATGTAGTAAGACGTGTTATTACCATTGTAGTAATCTAATAGTTTATTTATGTAAAACTCACGCCTTTTGTAATTTTCTATTTTTAAAGAGTTTAAGCTCTCTGTAATTATCTGTTTACTGAACATTATCTTTGCCTCACTTTGATTTCTCTGTTTCTAATTGGAAAATGGTTTATAAAAAAATATCTTAATTGGTCGCAACCGTGATCGTGGTATCCATCTTTTAAGGGTTCTTGTTTTAAAGGTTTACTGTCTTGTGCTTCTGGATACCTATAACTTTCTAAATCTTCTGCCATACCTATACAATTATTGTTTAAATGTAAATATCTTTCGCCATTAGCGTTTTCTATAAAACTTCTAACGTGATTAACACCTGCTGTTATGCTTCTTGACGCTTTGTCAGTTAAAGTGTTTACTGGTATGCCTTTTTTTCTAAAAATTTCTATATCTCCTACGCCTGATTGTCCTTGTGCTTGTAATCCTGCTGGGTCGCCATAATATTTAACTACATTATATCGTTTTGACCTTATTCGTTCTGCTAACTCATCTGTTTTAATGTTGGTTTCGTGTATTATCTCGTCAATCATATTTATATGCCACTCACCATTTACTCTGTACGTTTGATACCAGCCGACACTTGGCATACGATACCCAAAATCAATACTACAAAAAGTAGGAAGATGTGGATTGTAAGGATAATAACCGACATCAAGATTCCTATCAAAAGGAAAAACCCTACCTTCAAAGCTTGTAAACTGTGCTCCATACTCTTGGTCATATAGCTCTTTAGCCATATTACGTTTTCTTTCAACAAGAAACCTGTCGCCTTGACCTTCAGGAAAAGCAAAACCATTATCCCAAGATGGTGCTTGATGTGATTCCCAAAGTTCATCACTTTTTCCAAGCAAGAACAAATCATATAACCAATTAAACCCTTCTGGCGTTGATATAAAAACAGCCTTTCCTTTTCTGTCAGATAATGTGGGAGATAAATACATATCCCAAATTCTAGGTCTTACTTTAGCTGCCTCATCTATGATTAACAGATCTAACCCTTCACCTACAAGTGAATCAGGGTTATCAGCAGACTTAGCTTCAACTGTAGTACCCCATTTAAATTTGATATATCTTTCTTTCTCAGAAGCCTTGATAATATCGTTTTGATGTCCTTTTACCATTTTATCCCATACTTCTCTGAACATCAAGTCGGCTTTATCGTAGGAAAGTCCTACAAGCCATATACGTTGATTCGGCTGGGAGGCGTAGAATGTCGCTTCCATTGCCGATGCCGTAGTCTTTCCGAATCGCCTCCCACAAACCATTACAAAAAACCTAGCAGATTCTTTGGTGGGAAAATGCAATTTACGCTGACCCTCGTGTGGTTCGTAGCCTAAAAAATCAAACCATTTTTGTTTATAATTATTTAAAACTTGCATATATCCACCTTTCTAATTTAACTTACGAAGTAGGACAAATGCAAGATATAGTATTTTGACATTTAAAAAACACAACATATAGGAGGGCAGTATGTCCGAAGAAAATAAAGTATCAAACGAAACAGTAGTGGAGCAGGATACAGAGAATGTTACTCAAGATAACGCTCAAAATGAGTACATAGCAGAAAGCAAAAAGTATAGAAGAAGAGCACAAGACGCTGAATCTCAATTAAGCGAACTACAAAAACAAATAGAAGCTCAAGAAAACAAAAAACTTGAAGATGACAAACAATTCCAAGAATTGGCTAATAAATATAAATCTGAAAGAGATGAGTTTTCACCTTATAAAGAAAAATACGAAAGTATGGTTGAGCAAAGAAAAAACTCTTTGTTGAGTAGATTGCCAGAAGATCAGCACGATAAATTTAAAAATAAAGATATAGACGTTTTAGAGTTTATGGTTGACCAACTAAAAACTAAAGCTCCAGAACCTTCTGCTAGAAATCTAGTAGGCACTAAAGGAACTGAATTTGGTGGGTATGAATCTATTGAGGAATATGCTGTCAAAGACCCTAAAGGTGCTGAAAAATATCTTCGTGAGAATGTTAAGGGTTTTAGTTTTGGTAGGAAAAACCGATAACATTAAGGAGAAAAAATGGCTCAAAGTAATGTAGTAAGTGATGTTGGAGTTAGTGCTGGTGGTTTAGGTACAGCCATAGCTTCAGCTATCGTTCAATTTAATAAAGCAAATGTTACTCAAAATTGTATAACAATGTCTGCTGCTCCACAAGGAACAAGCACAGTTAAATTTCCAATTTATACAAAACACGATGTAACACACGCTGACTATGGTGTAAAAAATATGGCTTCAGGTGCTGAAGAAACTGACGCTAATTTAACAAGTATTGAAACAACTGCTGTTTCAACAGAAGTGTTAAGAAACGCTATCAGAGCAGAAATTACAGATTTAGCTGCTCACGGTAACGCTGACGCTTTACTTGTTAATGCTGGTAGACAGCTTGGTAATGATATAGCAAAAGAGTTTGACGTTAATGTATGTGCATTATTTGATAATTTTGCTACATCTAAAGGTACAGATGATGGTTTAAGATTTTTAGACCTTATGGACGCTGTTGCTTCTTTAGAAGCTAACGATGCTCCAAGACCTTATCACGGTATATTCCACCCACAACAAATTTATGGTTCTTTCGGACTATCAAATGAGTTTGGAATTACAAGTGTAGCTTCAAGTAATGGTGCATTTAATGGTGCTCAAGGTACATCTGTTGGTGAACAATTTATGGGTGCTGGATTTGTTACATCTATTGCTGGAATTAACATTTACACATCTACATCAGTTCCTGATGGTGCAACTGGAAGAAAAAAAGGTGCAGTTATGGCTGAAACAGCTATTGGTTGTGGTTATATTGATTTCGGTGGTGGCAACTTTATGCAAATGGTACAAGAAAGAGAAGAAGTTCAAGCTAAAACAGTATTAGTAGCTAACGGTTACTATGCTATTGCAGAACTTGTAGACCTTCACGGTGTTGAAATGCACACAGAAATATCATAATTGATATAAATATAGGGAGGCGTAAAAACCTCCCTATAACTTATTATGGAAGATAAAAAAGATATAGGCAATTTAAACAACAAAGATTTCAAATGTGAACTAGATCCTACTAACAAGTTAAAACTTGTAGAAGATAAAGATAAGGGTCAAAAAGCATATTACAACGGCAAACCAATGAAGTATATGGATTATATGCAAGAAGTTGCTAATAGAGTTGAAAGAAACAAAAAAGGCAAAGGTGCAGACAACATTGGTATATTTGGTGGTGTAAGTTTTGACGATAATGGCAATATTATAAAACCTTAAATGGAGAACAAAATGGCAGAAGATAAAAAAGAAAAAAAAGTAGTTAAAAAAGAAGTTAAAGCTACTCAAATTAAAGTTACCAAACCTAATGGTAAAGTTATATATAGAGAAAATTTAAAAGGTATGGCTGACGGCTACAAAGCTAAAGGTTGGAAAGTTGAGGAAGTGTAATGGGAAATAATTTAAGTAATTATGATATTATAAGAGTTGTACCAACACTTAGCACAGATGCTTACGCAGTAGATGATGTTTTATTTACAGGAGTTGAAATACCAAATGCTGTAATGGGAAATGGTGGTTGTTCTGAACTTAAACATATGTTTTTAGTAGATAGAGCAGATTCAGGTGATATAGATATAGATTTTTATTTTACCGAAAAAAATACAGCATTTGGAACACAAAATGCTTCTGCTGATATAAGTACAGCAAATTTGAAGGCTATTGGTTTTTGTGGTTGGGCATTACTCAATGGTGCAGTTGCTACTTCAGGTAATAATGTAGATAATGCAACTATACATAAAGTAATGAGTGCAAGTGATGTAAATGAAAGTTCATCTCCTATAACACATCTACAAGCAGAAGGTGATAGTACAAGTGTATATGTTCATGCTGTTATAAGGACAGGCACACCTACATTTGCAGCAGATTCTTTAGATTTAGTATTTCATATACAAAAAAGATGAGTTTAATAGAAAGTATTAAACAACACGAAGGTTATGTTGGCGTAGTCTATAAGGATAGTCTAGGAATAGATACTATAGGCTACGGCTTTGCCATTAAAGATTTAGAATTAGATAGAGATATATGCAACATTATTTTAGAACGTAAGTTAAAGGCGTTAGAAGATCGTGTTAATTTAAAATTTAGTTGGTATAAGTATATGCCACAAGAGATTAAAGATGTCGTAATGGAAATGTGTTATCAATTAGGTGTTACAGGCGTTTCTAAGTTCAAAAAAACATTAGCATACCTACAAGATAAACGATGGGAAGAAGCATCGGTAGAAATGCTAGATAGCCTTTGGGCAAGACAAACACCTAATAGAGCAAAAGAATTAAGTAATAGAGTAAAAGAGGTAGGAAGTGGACATTGACAGTCTAAAAGTTGGTGGACTTGGTTTAAGTGGCTATATAGTAAATTGTATTGATATGTTTAGTCCAATAATAGAAGTGGGATATATGGTTGTACTTATTGCTTATTTTATATATCGTATTAAACAAATAAAAAGCGAGATAAAGTAGATGAGTAAAGGTGTAGTTAAGAGAGTAATAGTAACGCCTGATAAACACTTTCCACTACACGACCAACCTTCCATAAATGTCCTAAAAAAGACTATAGAAATAGTCAAGCCAGACGCTTATGTAGATTTAGGTGATGTAGGCGAATGGTCAGCGTTTTCAGCTTGGAAATACAAACGCAAAAAAGCTCCTCCTCTGGAGTTCTTAATAGAAGATTTTGAAAAAGATATTAAAGATGTCAATGCTGGTATGGATCAGATTGATGAATCTTTGGATAAAGTAAACTGCGAAGAAAAATACATTACAGAAGGTAATCACGATAACTGGTGTAATATGGCAGTTGAAAAGTATCCTTATATACCTCAATATAAGTTTAAAAATTCAGTAGACTTAAAAGGTAGAGGTTATAAATATATTCCTTTTGGAAAAAAATTAAAATTAGGTAAATTATACTTATATCACGGACACGAATATGGTGGGCAATACCATACAAGTAATCATTTGCGTAAACTAGGTGCAAATGTAATGTATGGACATTGGCACGATATACAACAAATGTCTGCTACCCATTTAGACGGACCAAAGTCTGCTTGGAGTATTGGGTGTTTGAAAGATATGAGTGATGAAGCAAATAGCTGGTTACAGGGTAGAAGTATAAACTGGGCTCACGCTTTTGCAATAGTAGATTTTTATAGAGGTGGATTATTTACAGTTCACATTATACAGATAATAAACGGCAGAACTTCGTTATGGGGTGAGGTTATAGACGGAAACAGAAAATGTTGATACAAAAATTAATAATACAAGCTGTTGTAAAACTTGTAAAAAAACAATTCAAATTAGACAAAGTCTTAAAATACGTTGAAGAACCTAATGAACTAGACGAAGAAGTCAAAAGACTTCAAAATCGTATAGAGATTTTAGAAGTAATTATAAAGGAGAAATAATATGTTAGATTTTATAGTAAACAATTCAGATTTATTAATGGGTGGTACTGGTGGTGGTATTGTGCTTTATATCCTTAAAAAAGTACCAAACAAAGACATTTGTACTTGGGTTGAGGCAATATGCTACAATGCAGGTAAAGTTATGACTTTAGGGCTATCTAAGTGGAAATTCACTAAAAATATATGGAATAAAACAGTAGAGCCTTGGTTTGTAGATCTACTAGATAACTTTGTAGGATCAGCTGTAAGAGGATTCATTAAAGGGTTACGAGTAGATTAATGCCATATCAAAAGACAAAAGAAGGTAGATTAGTTAATGAAATCACTTTAGGTGATGGCTACCCTTTGTCTAATGATAAACAGCCTTTGAAAGTCGGTGGGGAAGCATCTATAATAAATGTTTCCTCGCCTACACCTGATAATAGTGTTGATGGCGAAGTTGAAGTTAAAGGTAAACTAAGAGCCAAAGACACAATAATACAAGGTAATTTAAAAGCATTTACAGATGATGATACAACTCCTCAGTTTGTATTTGAATCTACACAAGGTGCAAATAATAGGTTTGATGTTAAAGCAGCAACAAACACAAGGTCTGCAATTAGAATATTTAATAATCAAGGTTATTTTGAATTAAGACGTGATTCAAGCACTACATCATTACAATTTACAGATGGTACTAATACACCTTTAACACTTGATGGTAATACTGCTACATTTGCAGGTGATGTTACAGTAGACACAGACACATTACACGTTGATTCTACTAACAATAGAGTAGGTATAGGTACTACAAGTCCTAACCATTTATTACACGTTGGAGATGATGCTACTGCTACATTTGTAACAAATCCTGATAAAGCAATACAATTATCAAGCACAACAAATGATGAAGAAATTGCATATATACTATATAGTGCAGAAGGTACTAATAATATTAGAAGTAAATATTTTATTGATGATGATATACAATGGGTAGGTTGGGATTCTACATTCAGTACAGGATTATTTGGTTATAAGTGGCAAATTGCAGGTAATGATAAAATGGCACTTACCACAGCAGGTAATCTAGGTATAGGTACTACAAGTCCTAATGCTGCTTTAGAAGTAAAAACAACAGGAGATACATTATGTAGATTATCTACAGATGGAGATGCAGGTGATGTTGCACATTTACAATTATATAGAAATAGTGCTGCTTATGCTCAATTTCATTATGAAGCAGATGGTGGTACAAATGCAGGTTTACATTTAACAGATTTTAGAGATAGTGAAAATGCACACATAATTTTTAATACTCGTGGCGATAATGAAAGAATGAGAATTGAAAGTGATGGTAAAGTAGGTATAGGTCTTACTGCTCCTACTACTACACTTGACGTAGAAGGTACTGTATCATATAAACATATTGCATTTACTACGGCAGGACCTACAGACAATGTAGACGTATCAGATACTACAGTATTAGAAGTAGATACTTCAGGTGGTAGTGTAACTATTGGTGGATTTACAGGTGGAGTACAAGGACAAATATTATATGTTGTAAAAACTACATCAGATACTTATACTTTAAAGTTAGAAAATAATGAAGGTGGTGGATCACAAGATATATTTTCAAGTGATAATGCAGATATATCATTAGTGAGAATTAGAGGTGGAGTTACATTGTATTGTAATGGCACGTCTTGGTTTGTATTAAATAAATAGGATCATAAATGGAACTTAAAGAAAAACTAGAACAATTAACTAAACAAAAAGACCAACTAGAAGTTGCACTACTAAAAACATTAGGTGCTATAGAAATGGTACAATCATTGATGGAAGAAAAGCCAAAAGAGAAAAAGGATAAATAATGGGAAGTTTAGCAGGTAAAAGTCCAGCAAATACATATAAAAGTTTATTAAAA